AATCCGTTTGTTGGATTTGAAAAGGACAAGTATATGTTTGAGTTGTCTATGGAGAGATACAAAGCAGAGACAGCACAAATGAGTTTATTTGACTTTATATAAGAATTGGAGGTTGCACAGGGAATAGTAACGAATTACAACCAAAGGCTCTGTATGCTGATGTAATGCAGCATGGAAGAATGTTGATAGGGGATTTTGCAGACATATTGAAAAAGAATGGTGTCAACACAGGAAGTTTAAAGCTTTATGCATGGCTCAGGCAGAACGGTTATCTGATAAATGCAGGAAAGAAGTATAACACACCGACAGACTGGGCTATGGATATGGGATTATTCGAGGTAGAAGAGTTTTCTTACGGAACAGCAGTCGGCAGCAGGGTAAGCAAGAGGGTATACATAACCGGTAAAGGGCAGCAGTATTTCATAGAGTTGTTTATGCTGATAAAAGAAGGGGAAGATGCACGAAGAACACAGTTAGCAATCAGACCGATGTAAAGAAATTATGGGTATTGCTTTAGTATTAAAAAAGGGATAGATTATTCTATCCCTCAAATTTTGATTTATATTTCCCACGAATGACCGCAATCCTGACATATGCACATAGTTTTTTGTTTATTAACAACTTTTTGCTTTTTGTGTCCAAATATAGCGATAATAAGAGCAGGAAGTGTAAATATAAGCCATTTAATTGGCAACCACCACCAACCTACGAAAAGCCACCAAATAATACCATGATGTTTGTTTTTTAATTCTACTTCATTTACAATTTGGGTATTTACATTTTGTGAGTTGCATTTAGGACATATCATTTTGAATCCTCCTTTAAATTTACCTATGATTTGAGATGAGAATGATTGATTAATAATGATATATTACATTAATTTACAAAAAATGTAAATAAATTCCTGAATTGATAAATGTGTAATTCAGAAACATAATTAAAAAACACGCATAATACGCATAAAATATATTGACAATACGCATTATGCGTATTATACTATAATCAGCAAATATGAAAGGAGAAGCCTATGGTATAAGGAGGAAATGCATGAGATTTAGAGAAGTAGAGAAAATGATATTAAAGGATGGCTGGTATCAGGTAGGACAGAAAGGTTCACATCATCAGTATAAACATCCGACTAAAGCAGGTAAAGTAACAATACCTGAGCATGGGGGAGATATAAACCCAGATACGGTAAAATCAATATTGAAACAGGCAGGGCTTTAAGCCCTACCTGTTAATACAAGCAAGAAAGAGGTGGTATATATGAAAATGCTATATCCGGCTGTATTTAAGCCTTTTAGTGACGGAAGTGGCGGTTATGTTGTGGAGTTTCCAGATTTACCGGGTTGTGTCACAGAAGGTAAAGACTTGGAAGAAGCAATCGAAATGGGGATGGATGCTGCATGTGGATGGATATTAGGCGAACTGGAAGAAGGTAATACGGTTCCGGAAGCTTCTGAGCATGACAAGATAGAAATAAACGATAGTGAATTTGTTAATATGCTTCTGTTAGATATAGACTTATATGCAGAGCAATATGGCGAAAAAGCAGTACGAAAGAACCTTACAATTCCAGCATGGTTGAATACCTTTGCTGAAAAGAATAATGTCAATTTCTCAAAAATCTTACAGGATGCATTACTGTCTATGACAAAGGCAAAATAAAATAGGGTGGCTCTCTTTTAACAAAACAGGAGAGCCACTTTTTATGTGGTAATACAGAAGTTGGTATTATAAAGTACATATAAACTACATATTGACTGCATATAAAGTATATAAAAACCCTAGTAAACTTCATAGAAAATATAGTTATTAATGTGATAATGTATAAGATAGAAAAGGCATTGATGTAAGTTATTGATAATTAGTAATTTGCATTGATGCCTTATTTAGTTATGCCTGTCGGTTCTCGCTCCTTTCCTTCCGGCAGGCATTTCTATTGTTATCTTATTAATTAAAACGGAGGTATTTAAAATGAAAATTGATTGGAGAAGAAAGCTTACAAGTAGAAAGTTCTGGCTGAGTATAGCAAGTTTTGTATCAATGTTAATTATTTTCTTTGGAGTATCTGATAATGTGGCAACACAGGTTAGTTCACTTATAATGGCAGCAGCTTCAGTTATCGGTTATGTGATAGGTGAAGGTCTTGCAGATGGACAGGGGAGTAGTGTGGACAAATGATTGATTGGGGAACTGTTATAGTAGGTTGTTTGAGCTTTGCAGGAACTTGTATAGGTTCGTGGGGTGGTCTTAAGCTTATGAGCTATAGAATAGGACAGCTTGAAAAGAAGGTAGATAAGCATAATCACTTTGCGGAGAGGATGCCTGTGATTGAAGAGCAGGTCAAAGTGATTAATCATAGAATAGAGGATTTGGAGAAGGAGGTAAATAGATGAAAACAGCAAGCATGGTTATAGCCATAGCAGAAAAAGAAGTAGGCTATCTTGAGAAAGCAAGTAATAAAGAATTGGATAGCAGGACTGGAAATGCCGGAAGTGCGAATTATACAAAGTATGCAGATTACATAGACAAGAATTGTCCATCATTCTATAACGGTAAGAAAAACGGATATGCTTGGTGTGATGTGTTTGTTGATTGGTGTTTTATCAAGGCATTTGGAGAAGCAGCAGCAAAAGAGTTGTTATGTCAGCCTGAAAAGTCTGCTGGTGCCGGATGTGAATTTTCTGCCGGATATTATAAAGCGAAAAAGAGGTTATATAAAACTCCAAAGGTCGGAGACCAAATTTTCTTTATAGGGTCAAGTGGTATATATCATACCGGAATTGTATATAAGGTTGATTCAAAATATGTATATACGATAGAGGGGAATACATCCGGAGCAAGCGGTGTAATACCAAATGGCGGCGGTGTATGTAAAAAATCATATGCAAAAGGCAGCAGCTTCATATATGGATATGGCAGACCTAAATATGATAGTGATTCTGATTCTACAAGCAATAATAAAAAGAGCGTTGAGGAATTGGCAAAAGAGGTTATGGCTGGCAAATGGAGTACAGGTTTAGAAAGAAAAGAGAAGCTTACAGTAGCCGGATATGATTATGATAAGGTTCAGGACAGGGTTAATGAGCTGATGAATACACACATAGAGCAGAAATCATATAATGTACAGGTTATTGCTAAAAGTGGATTGAATGTACGCAAAGGTGCAGGGATTACATATTCAAGGGTTACAGCATTAACTTATGGAACAAAGGTTACAGTTACAGAAGAGAAGAATGGCTGGGGCAAGATAAGTAGTGGCTGGATTTGTCTTGAATATACAAAGAGGCTGTAAGATTAGCTTATCTGATTAACAGGTATATGAAGATAAATAAAGATAAGTAATGATTAGGTGGTAGCAGTCACAAATTGGTATAGAGTAGGATGTGAAAAAATGAATAAGACAGGGAGAAAAAGCGCATATATAGAAAAAATAAAGCCGAATTTTCCAAAAATTCTGGAAATGTGTAAAAACATGACAGATAGACAGATAGCGGAAGCTTTAGGAGTAGCATATAGCACTTTTCTTAAATATAAAGCCGAGAAAAAGGAATTTTCGGAGCTTCTGATAAAAGGAAGACAGAACCTTGTTGCGGATCTTAAGAGTGTATTAATAAAAAAAGCTAAAGGATTTACTTACGAAGAAAGGAAAATCGTAGAAGATTCAGATGGTTATAAACGTACAGAAACTACACGAAAATATGCATCACCTGATGTCGCTGCAATCAATTTGTTACTTAAAAATTATGATAAAGATAATTGGAGTAATGATCCACAACTCTTAGAGCTTAGAAAAAAAGAATTAGAGTTGAGAGAGCGACAGATAAATAACAATGAATGGTAGGAGGAATAAAAATGGCAAAAGCGATTGGAATCTGTAAAGAGGATAAAAATAAGATAGAGGTGTATTCCGCAGATGAGGTTGATGATCTGATTGAAGCTCTTGACGCAAAAACAGTAACACATATTTCCGGGAATGTTTGGAAAATGTCAAACATGATATTTTCAGTCCTGAAGCTCAGGAGCGACATTAGTATTGCGGCAGGAAAGACAGAAACGGTATCAGTTGATGCAACGTCTCTTGATGAAATTGCACAAGCATATACTGAGTGTGTATTCCCGACTATTGTTAGAGGATTAAATGATGTATGCAAAGTGTCTGTTGACACAAATTCTGTGATTACAAGCGATAATAGACGCACAATTAATATCAACATTACAAATCTTGGAACGGAGAATTTAACTGGAATCGGGGTAAATGCGTTAATTTTAATGGAAGCGAAAAATGTATAGTCTATCTAATTTTTATAAAAGCAAAGAATGGGAAAAGCTGCTCATCCAAATTAAAGATGAACGTATACACAATGATGGATTTATATATTGTGAATATTGCCATAAGCCTATAATTAAAGCTTATGATTGTATCGGGCATCATAAAGAATATCTGACAGAAGAGAATGTTAATGACAGGATGATAAGCTTGAATCCTGATAATGTAGCTCTTGTACATCATAAATGCCATAACATTATACATGAAAAGTTTAAATACAGTAGTAAGAAAATATATCTTGTGTATGGAAGTCCTTTATCAGGTAAATCCACATATGTTCATAGTTGTATGAGCAAAGGAGATCTCATTATTGATATGGATAACATATGGCAATGTGTGAGTGGACAAGATCTATATATTAAAGATGGTAGACTTAATGCTGTGGTATTTGCGGTAAGAGATACATTAATTGACTGTGTTAAATATAGAAGAGGTAAATGGCTTAATGCATATATTGTAGGAGGTTATCCACTTGTTAGTGAGCGTGAAAGACTATGCAAAGAATTAGGTGCAGTAGAGATATTTATAGATACAAAAAAAGAAGAATGTTTGTCACGATTAATAGAGTGTGAAGATAATCGTGACAAAAAAATGTGGGAAATATATATAAACGATTGGTGGGATAAATATAAGGCATCCCCCCTTTTAGTTTAAAAATACAAATTGTAGGGGACTGCTGGGGGAAGCCTTTCTCTCACAGAATTTGGAAAAATGAGATTTTTGATTTTAAAAAATTATAAAATTTCAAAGAAGTATAAACAACACCTTATCTGGTTGCAAATACAGAAAAAGGTGTTTTTATAATATGAAAATAGAGGGTAGTAATGGACAGACGTGATGAATTAATAAAAATAATAGATAACAATGAGTTATTGATGCCTTTAGTTGACGAAATTCTATTCCTTGAAATAAAACTAAGGGAGACAAGAGCAATTCCTTTTTATAAAGTTCATCCAGAGGATAGCCAGAGGCAGAAATTATTGCCGGCTTTTCGTGTATATAAAGAAACATTGCAGCAATATACAAACTGCATTAAGGTTGTTGCAAAGGCAACCGGACTAAATGATAGTGAGGAAGAAAGCCCATTAAGGCAATGGGTTAGAGAAAGGTCTGAGTAGAGATGAGTGAGACATATGGACAAGTCGCTGATGCTATATTAAAACAAGCGGGCTATAGCGATAGAGAACATGGCAGCGGTATCATTGATAATGATGGACATTTTGTCATTGACCCAATTACTAGGGTTATTACAAATAAAAGTGGAAAAAGGGAATTCATGCAATACGACCATAATAGTGAGCGTTTGACATTTGAAGTTCCGAAAATAATAGAAGGACATGATATGTCAACAAGTATAATCCTTATTCAGTATATTGTAGGTGCAAATTCTGGAATATATGAGGTTGATGATGCAAATGTTGAAGAAGACACTTTAGTGTTTAGTTGGCTTATATCGTCAAATGTTACTCAACAGGTAGGTATTATTAATTTTGTAATAACATTTGAGTGTCTTGGTAATGATGGCAGAGTGGTATATAACTGGAACACTAAGATTAATAAAGACCTTAGTGTTATTGGTGGCATTTCAAATCAATCAACTCTTGCATATGAATATGTTGATGTATTGGAACAATGGAAGCAACAGATAAAAAAATCTGTGAGTGATGGCAAAGTAATGCTTGCAGATGCTATCACTAGCAAAAGTGTTGAAACTGCAAGCGATTGTACTTTTACCGAAATGGCAGAAAATATAAAAAATATACAAACCGATGTAGCAGGTAATTACCAAACAGGTTGGAACTTTCATATAGCTACAGATACAACTATATTCGGTATACCTGTATACACATATGCATAAAGGAGGATTAATCAATGTTAGATTATGTGAAATATATAGATATAGAATACGATGCCGATAGTACAACTAGAGCAAACAGT